ATCAAAAACTAGTCAACTCGGGTGTAGACCCGCGCTCCGATGAATATTATCAACAGATAGATTCACGCATCAAAAACACGTTTCCGGAAGTATTCGGCGAACAAAAACCGGCACAAGCCGCAAAGCGTCCTTCGAATGTAGTTGCTCCAGCGTCACGATCTTCTGGCGTGAAAAAGGTTCAATTGACTCCGACGCAAGCAGCGTTAGTGAAGAAATTTAATCTTGATCCCAAGAAGTATTACCTTGAACAACAGAAATTGGAGGCACAAAATGGTTGATGTTAAGAAAACTCGTGATATTGAAACCCGTGATAAAGAAGTTCGTAAGGAATACAAACCTTCGAGCCAATTGCCAGACCCAACACCCGAGCCTGGTTTTGTGTATCGTTACGTTATGACACACATATTAGGTAAGGCGGATCACACCAGATTGTCTCGCATGAGACGTGACGGCTGGGAACCAGTTAAGGCGGCAGACCATCCCGAGCTAATGCTTGAGGGGAATAATGAGGGCAACGTAGAAGTCGGTGGTTTGATTCTGTGCAAAAACACACAAGAGAACTTTGACGCCTACCAGCGCTATTATGCCAAACAAGCGCAAGATCAGATGGAGTCAGTGGATAACAGTTTCATGAAAGACAATGACCCCAGGATGCGCAAGTTTTCGGATAGAACATCCACAACGACACGCGGTACTGGGTTTGGCGCAAGATAATTTAATTCAGGAGTCCTAAATGGCTTATCCAATTATTCCCGCTCCATACGGGTTTAAAGCGGTCAGTGAGTTCGGCGGATTACCCTATTCTGGGTCAACTCGCATGTATCCCATTGCTACTGCTTATGGTACATCGTTGTTCAATGGTGACATTGTTCAGCTCTCTAACGGTAGCATTGTTGCCACCACCATGTCTGCTGCCTCTAGCCCTGCTACTGCTGTAGCCGGTACATTGGGTATCTTCGTTGGTGCTGAGTACACAAACTCTTCCAGCCAAATCGTTCGCGGTCAATACTGGCCTGCAAGCACATCATCTAACTATGCAGTTGGATATGTGATTGACGATCCCCGTACTGTGTTCAAAGCAGTGATGGTTGCTCAAGGTACTTCCTTGTCCAACACCGCTTCCACAGTTGGCTATGCTAACCCCACCTTCATTGGTTCTAACCTCTATGCCGTCACAGGTACAGCAGGTAACACCACGACTGGTGACTCAGCAATGGCCGTCTCTGGTGCTGTGATCAGCTCTGGTACATCTGGTAATACTCGTATTGCTACATTGCTACCTTTCCGCTGTGTTAGCGTGGTGCAAGATACTGCTGTTACCGTTTCTGCCGTTGGCGGAAATGCCAGCACATCTGGTACTACTATTACATTGACAGCATCAAACTCTGCAATCCAGCCCGGAATGCAATTGATTGCTCAAGGCGTAAGTGGCGTTGCCCAAGGTAACTATATTTCTGTAACCAACGTTAGCGGCACAACCGTTACTTTGGCTTCCAGTATTTCTGTTCCCACAGGCACGAACTTATCTTTCGTTGGTTTCCCTGAAGTTTTGGTCGTATGGAATGCAACATTCCAAGGTATGACTAACACTGCTGGTGTTTAATTAAGGAGCACTTAAATGGCTATTTCACGCGCACAACTGCTTAAAGAGTTGCTCCCTGGTTTGAACGCATTGTTCGGTCTAGAGTACGCCCGTTACGGCGAAGAGCACAAAGAGATCTACGAAACTGAGAAATCAGAGCGTAGCTTTGAAGAGGAAACAAAACTATCAGGCTTCTCAGCTGCACCAGTCAAGTCTGAGGGCACAGCTCTCACCTATGACAATGCGCAAGAAGCTTTCACGGCACGTTACAACCACGAGACCATTGCTTTGGGTTTCTCAATCACTGAAGAGGCGATTGAGGATAATTTGTACGACAGCTTGTCTGCTCGCTACACCAAAGGCTTGGCCCGTGCGATGGCTTACACCAAACAAGTGAAAGCTGCCAACGTGTTGAACAATGCCTACAACGCTGCCTATCCTGGTGGTGATGGCGTGTCTTTGTTGAACTCTGCTCACCCCTTGGTGAACGGTGGCACAAATGCCAACACTCCTTCCACAGCTGCTGACTTGAACGAGACTTCTCTTGAGAATGCCGTCATTCAGATCGCTGCTTGGACAGACGAGCGTGGTCTTTTGATCGCCGCACGCCCCAAGAAGTTGATTGTTCCTCCAGCATTGATGTTCGTTGCAACACGTTTGCTCGAAACAGAATTGCGTGTTGGTACAAACAACAATGACATTAACGCTCTCAAGAACAACGGTTCAATCCCTGAAGGTTATACCGTTAACCACTTCTTGACCGCAACTAATGCATGGTTCTTGACCACAGACGTTCCAAATGGCTTGAAGCACTTTGAGCGTACACCTCTCCAGAATTCAATGGATGGAGATTTCGATACAGGGAACGTTCGCTACAAATCTAGAGAACGTTACTCTTTTGGTTGGTCCGACCCACTAGGTATTTA